GCAAGCTTTTGTTGAATGCGTTGCATTAAAATCTTTTTATCTAATTTTTCTTCTTCTGATGTATGAATCTCATCGACAACTTTTGCGATAGTTTTTAAGGCTCCGCCTTTACCACCTAGTAGTCCTCCGAGAGCTTGTAGCACTATACGGCTCCGCCTGTCATCCAGCTTAATACCCAAATAACGACGATCGCTACAATAGCGGCCTTGATCCAGTCTTTCATTTGCCAGTCACTCCACTCTTTGATGTGTGACCATAGATCTTTTAGTAAGTTCATAGAACCTCCTTTATTAAAGTAGATTTATATACTATTTTACGCCCTTAAAAGCTACTTTTTTAATTTGCATTCTGCTTGTCTGTCCTTGAGGTCCACTTCCCTTATTATCTTTAACGACAAAAGGTGAATAAACTATTTCAGCGTCTGAAGCTACTTTTCTATTTGGAAAAGGATTTTTTTGTGGAACTTCGGTCATTTTTGCGTTCTTAAATTTCATACGACCCCTTAATGTACTGTTGGTTTATATTGCTCAAGAATAATTTCTTTATCATTCTCAAAGACTGTATTACCATTATTACCTAAGGTTTGTAAATAAATCATTTTTGCAGTAACCATCATCATAGATGCAACAATTAACATCTCTTCTTGATTTCTATTATTTTCAAAAGCATAAGTAGTTAAATCATTTACAATTTCGTCAACATTTAATTTTGGATTAATCATCTTCCCCTATTTAACTTTTGCATTTGAATATTATTACGTTTTGCAGCTAATTCTGCTGTTTGTTGTAGTTTAGCTTCATCTATTTCAGCTTTTTGTTGTAACTTAGCTATATCAAGCTCAGTTTTTGCCATTTTAGCCATATTATCAGCTTGAACTCTTTGTTTTTCGATGTCTATTTCTTCTTTTTTAAGCTCTACCAATGGATCTTCCCCTCCGCCTTCAAGATATTCTTGCTCTTCCGCAATCATTTGAGACATTAGCTCCATTTCTACTTGAGCAATTTGTTCATTTAACAATTTATTAACAGCCGCTTGTATTTGTTCAGGTATTTGACCTCCAAATTGTTGAGTAAGTGCATCAATTTTCTCTTTATTCTTCTCTAAAACATTTTGTGTTGCCAACATTGAAGTATGTTGAAGTATGTGAGCGGTAATATTAACCATTACATCAGGCATAGTTCTAACTAATACGGAAGAGATGAAAGCTCTATGTGTATTGATATGAGCAACATGATCTTGTTCAGCAAAAGATTGAGCAGTTTTCTTCATAAGTAATTCTGCATTTTCTGTAATAGGATCTTTTGGTTGTGGCTTAGCAGGTGGAGGTAAAATAGCGTCAACATTTTGTACTCCAAGTGCTTGATACATTCTTCTATATGCTTCGTAAGGATTATGTATTTGTGGGTTTGATTGTGCAAGTTGTAATTGTGCTTGAGCCAATTGAATTCTTTGTGACATTGAAAAGATGTTTGGATCAGATACTGGAATGATATCAATTCTATCATCAAAATCTTGAACCTTAATAATTCGTTCACCACCTGAAACATTGTAAGGATATTCTGGTGGAAGATATAATTGAAATACTCTTGCTAATAATTTAAATTCAACTTTTTGAGCATAATGCATTCTTTTATGAATTGCGCTCATTACTTTAGTTCCTTGTTCAATCATTGCCATTGTTGTTCCAACTGGATTAGCATTGTTTGAATCTGAAATTTTTGCGTCTGCTACAGCAGCAAATCTTTTTCCTGCATCTACACAAAAACTAAGAAGCATAAATAAAGTTTGACTTGGTTCTTTATATGGAAGAGGTACAAAGTTTGCTCTTAGGTCTCCTCCTGGAGCATCAACATCTCTAAACTCGCCCGGTTGTAATGGATTGTCATCATCCCTAATTCGAAGACCTCTTGCTTTAAACCCTGCTGGTAGGTTTGATAATGTTCCCGCATCAATAAGTTGACGTAACGAGGAGGTAGCCGATCTTGATAAACCTCCCAACATATGGATAAGACCAAAACCATAAAAGCCAAGACCTGGAAGGAAACGATAGTGAACGAAATATTGTATCTTCTTTTTTTGAGGATCTTCTTGTTTATAGTTTCTGTAGATTGATAAAACTTTTCCTGATCCTTCATCGATTGTAATTATGTAAGGCAATTTAATACCTGTAGGCTCACCATTCAAACCGATATCTTCGAATCCTGGTATGTCCAAATCACAATGTATTTCAAGTAAAGTACATTCGTTATCATACTGAATATCACTAGGACTTACTCCTTCAATAGAATTATATTTTTCTTGAATAGCACTTTCGTTTGGCAGCATTGACTCAAGATCAACATCTCGGTAAAAACCATTAACTTGACTTTTTCTAACTTCATTTTTATTTTGTTTTAAAACATGTGTAATACGTGGAGCTGTTTCTAGATCTGTAGAATGATAAGGAACAACTAAATCTTCAACGGGAATAAATTTTGCAACTGCTCTTCCTAAGTTTGCATCGTAATAAACTTTTTTAAAAGAAGAACCCGCTAATGCTAAAAAAAATAACATCTGATCCATGTCAGGATCATACTCTTCCATTACAGAAGTTATTTGATAATTCATATAGTCCCGAACTCTTTTACCTTGTTCTTCAACTTGAGGATTAAGAGCTCCAACAATGTCACATTTTACTGGACCACCTGCTGGAAGTAATTCTTTGTATGCTTGTGCTTGAAACTGTGTAACAGATTCTGCTAACATTGGGTGGGTTACACCACTTGCTCCTTGAAAGGGCTGTGATCTCTCTTCGTATTTAAATCCTAGAAGGTCTAATCCTTGTGTGTAGCCTTGTTCCCAATCCTTTCTTGTTTCTTTATCAGTCTCATAGTCAGCAATCAAGTCTGAACTCATTTTTTCTAATTCATCTTCATCAACAAATTCTGCTAAATTGGAATCAAAAGTAGCTTGCATGTTAAGTGTTTGTGGACCGATGATAGCACCGCCATCTTGTAACATTTCTATGTTATTTTGTGGTTGCCCTTCAATATTTATTTCAATAGGGCTACTTGCATATTGATCTATTACAATGTCGTTTTCTGTAGGTTGAATTTTTTTATCTATGGCCATTATATGCTTTCAAAGAATATTTCGATATCGATCAAAGGATCTGCCTTTGAAGTTTTTGTTTTACCACCCTTTTTGAATTGAGGAAAGCCAATTTTCTTTAAAAGGTTAGGATCAAAATCTTCTCTAGGTTTTAAGTCAATATAAGGCATGTTAATAAGCTGCAAAGTATTTGCACTTTCTTCATATCCATATCTATCTTGAGTTTTCATTTTTTCTCCAGTTCTCACATATTTTTCCATTCCAGGAAACTGATTCTCTCTTACTCTTGCAAAATATTCATCTCCTCCACTATCAAATTTATACTGGCCATCATTTCTTACTTTAAGAGTTGCCATGCTAATTTCTTCATCACTCATACCAAGTGCCTTACCTCTTTTGGTAATATCTTTATTTAATTTTTTTATAAATTCATTTGTTTTATTATTGTAAATATTAATAAAACCTTTGTAGTTATCTTTGTCTGCACCTTCATAGTGAGATACAACTTCACCTGGAACCCACCCTAAAAAATCATCACCATCTTTTAAAGCTTGTGTAAGCCTATCCTTCATTACTTGCTTTACCCAATATTGAGCTCCGCCTGCATAAGGATAAAAATTTCTACTTGAAGTGAAATCATTTGCTGATGTAGGATATTCAATTGCAGGTTTGTTACGATGAACGTCAGATTGCATTTCCATAATAATACTGCCTTGATCCCCATTTTCATAATTCTGTATTTTTCTTCCTCTACTAAATGCAACTGTATTGTCCGCTGTAGGATGTGAAGTGTTATGTTCGTTTGTTCTTTTATCTTGTCCAAAATAAGAATTAAAATTATGTGTGATGACAGAATAGTCCTCTGCTCTTGTTCCTGGCAAACCAATACTCATATGTTCATTTGTAAATACAGTGCCTTGTAAGGTTGAACCTACTTGACGAATATAATCTTGTATCTTTGCGTACTCTCTATTTCTTTCAAGTATAGCTAGATCGAGATCTTCTTCGGCTAATAACTCTTGTGTTTGTATTTGTATTTTAGCTAATGCATCTGCTGCTGTATCTCTATCGGTAGCATTTTGTATACTTTTTAAATTATCTGTTACTAAATTTTTATATCTATCTACAAAATCTGACAGTTGACCCGGACGCATGACAACATCCATTTGATTTATTCCTTGAATAGCATTTTGTACTGTTTGAGGAAAGAGCTCTTGGTCTCCGCCCATTATTTGATAATTACCAAAACCTGCTAATTGGTTATCTGCTGCTTGAACTAGTTCTAGTAATTCTTTGGAAGTAACTTTTCTTTTTGGATCCGCTTGATTAATTTGTTCTAATTGTGCCGCGATCCCTGTATCTCTTAGTTCTAATGTTAACCCTTTTTGTGGATTAAATAATTCATTCACCCAATCGTTAATTAATTTTTTTTCACCACCTGTATAATTTGATTTTATGTAATCCTCTGTTTGAGAAAAACGTGGGGCAATATCACTTTGATATGTTTCCATAGGATCAGGTAGATCCGCCAAACTCTCCATCATCTTAGTCGGAACAAGTGCCTTGGATGTATCTTCTTTTTTCTTTTGATCTGACATTGTAATAATTAAATCATCAGCAGTTACAGGTTTAGGTATAGGAGTAATATTACTTGAATCTTCTTGAGGAAGAGGCACTGTAATATTTGCATCATCTAATAAACCTTTTGGCTTAGGTGTAGGTGTAATTAAAGGTTCGTTTTTTACATCGGAAGGAGTAAATCCTCCGCTCTTTGCTCTCTCTGCATCCTCTGCTTGTCTTTTTCTAATCTCCTCTTCACTCGGTGCATATACATCACCCCCTGGTGTTTTAATAATAGGTGATATTTGAGGGTCTTTATCTTTTTCTGTCATAGCGCTAACAGCGGGATACGTTCCAG